ATCCAGTATCTGAAGTCAGCCCCTCGCGCATGATGTCGAGGAACTTCGCGAGCGCTGGCGAAGCCATAGCCGCCAACGACTGGTTGGTGAGGCGAAGCGCCTCTTCCAACTGGGCCATAGACGAACGAAACTCTTCGACGCTCTTCTGTGCTTCTTCCGTGGTCGAGTAGAAGGCACTCGCTTGCTTAACGTACTTTTCGAGATCGCCCGGGCCGCGCTCGATCACCTTCAACAGTTCGGAGGCATCGGCGCCGGTCTGGCGCATCTGGGCGCCCGCGGTCTGCTGCACCAAAGCCAATCGCGTGGTGTTGTCGATTAGATGGTCGGTGTCGTTGGCCAGCGTCTTCGACAGTTCGGCGAGAACTCGGAAGCCGGTAGGCATCTGCCCATTGTCGGAGGCGTTGAGTTCGATCGCCTTGCGGAGGTCCATCAGCGAGACGTCGGCAAGATTGATGCCCTGCGAAGCTTCGCCGCCGCTGTCACCGAGACCCTTCAGCGTGTTGCCGATGAGTGTGAGGTTTTGCAGAGATGTCTTGTAGGCGCGATCTTCCGCATCAGCCTTTTCGAGGATGGCCTGCTTCTGCGCTTGCTGAAGCTGAAGCTCCGTAAGCTGGGCGCGCTCATCATCCTCAAACTGCTTGCGCTCCGCGTCGGCGAGCGCCTGCTTCGCCTTCTGCTGATCGATGACAGCCTGCTCTTGGGCTTTCTCGGCCGCAGTGATCGCATCCGTCTGCTGTTGACGCGCCTGATCGACGGCGAGTTGAGCCTGTCGAAGCTGGAGGCCCTGCTTCTGCGCATCGCTCGGCGGGTGGCCATCCAAGGTCTGAAGGCGCTCTTCCGCCGCTTCGAGCGCCAACGTAGCGCCGCGCGATGAGTTCTGAGCACGGGCAACCGAAGAGGCCGCATCTTGTGCAGCGTACTCGACCTTGAGCATCGCCTCCGCGACAGCCTCGTTGTCGCGCACGATCTCGGACGATCGGGTGGCCGAGTTGTTCGCGACGGCGTTCGTCGCCTCTTGCACGCGAACGCTTGACTGTGCGACGCGGTTCTGCGCTTCCTCTTGCTGCGATGAGGCGTTGCGGACATTGTCGGTGATCGATGACCAATCGCGAGCGACTTCGGTCGACATGCGTTGCACAAGGCGCTCGAACGCCTGAGCCGAAACGCCGGACTCTGTGAACGCCGCTTCGAGGCCCTGCAACTGCGCGGCGGAGACGCCGAAGGCCTCCGCCATGAACGAGAACTTCTGAGTGGCTTCGTCCTGACTGTCGACGAACTCAATGACCGCCGCCGAGACGCCGGAGAGGCCAGCCGCGACGGTGCCGAGCGCCGTACCGATGGCGCCCATGCCGAGCGAGCCCTTCTCGGCCGCTTCGCTTAGCTGCTCGAAAGCCTCCTCGCCTTTCTCGGCGAGTTCTTTGAGGCTGTCCAATACCTCGTTGTCGCCTTCGAGCAGAATCTTTTGGACAATGTCGTCGAGTTGAGCCATTTACTCTGCCGTCTCGTCCAGCGCCGCTTGGAAAACGGTCGCGAAGTTGTTCATGACGCTCTGCTGTATCTCACGCAGATGAAATTTCTTCGGAATCTTGACCGACAGCACGCCGTGATACTTCGGCTGCTTGTCGTCTTTCGAGAGGAGCAGTGGTTTGCCGTCGCGACGCTGAACGGAGAACAGTGGGTGCTGATAGTCCTTCGCCTGCGTGTTCTCCGCGTCGGTGCCGGAGATCGGAAGCCATAGGAGCGGGTTGCCTTGGATCGTGCCGCCGTCCTCGAAGGTGCCTGCGAAGGGAATCGCGTGGTACATGCTGATGCGCATGTTTGCCAGCGTGCCGTCGACTTCGACAGAGAGTCCGTCCGTCCAAAGGCCGCCGAAGCCCGCCGCGGCGATGTCCGCCTTGCCCTGCTCCTCGATCATGGAGGCCGCCATATTCGCGGCGACCGGGAGAGCTTTCTCGAACTGCTCACCCAGCGCAGCGAAGTTGTCGTACCACTTGTGAAGATTGGACTCGTATAGTCGAAGTCTCACGACAGTTCATCCGCCCATTGCTTCATCTGCTTGTTGACGGCCTTCATGTCGCCGGACTGGGCCAGCGCCATAAGGCCGAGCATGCGATGACTCTCTGCGTCCGCGCGGCGATCAGCGAGGAAACAGAACGCCGCAATCTGGCGAGGGGTGTACTTCCAAACATCAGCCGGACGGTGCCCGGCCGCGATCAGTCTTTCGATACCGGCCGCGAGTTCGTAGCCGTCGCCTCGCCAGAGCTTGCGAAGCGCACTGCGGCGGATTGGAGGGCCATCACTCGTTTGACGAAAGGGCCGAAGCCATCAGTGAACGTCAAGCGTCCGACTGCCTCCAGAATGTTCATCTGCGTTTCGAGTGGAATGCGGCGCGCGATCTCGGTGGCCGCGTCCTCGTCCTCTTCGCGCGAGGCCTTCGCGATGATGGCGCCGATCACTTCCGGCGCCGCCTTGACGAAGTCCGAAATTTTGGCCGCACCCTTCAGCGCCTTCGACAGGACTTCCGGGTATTTGTTGAGGAGGCCGAGAACGTCCTCCGCGGCGAGCCCATAGACGCGTAGGAACGAATCGCGAACGGGAACATCTTCGCAAGCCTCGCCAATGTCGGCGAGGCTCAAACCGGGTTTCTTGCTCATATGGAATCCTATATCAGGAGGGGAGGCTGATACGGTATTCGGTATCAGAATCGTTTGCGGATATGATAATCCGGGTGGTTCGGACCGGCCGGGGTGGGACGGAGGCCGACCTTCGTCTTGGAAGGGCTCACGCGGGCCTCTGCGGGCGCCGCTGGTGCGGCTGCCGGAGCCGGGGCCTGTGCTGCCGCGGGCGCTGCCGGAGCCGCTGGAGCGGCCGGATTCGCGACCTGCGCAGCCTTCGCGGCGGCTTCCACGTCCGCCTTGACTGGGTCCGGTGCCGGTGCCGGTGCCGGGGCGGGTGCCGGTGCAGCCGCAGCGGCCGGAGCCGCGGGCGCTGCCGGAGCGGCGGGTGCAGCCGAGGCTGCCGGAGCGGCGGGTGCAGCCGGGGCGGCTGCGGGCGTAGCGGGGTCAGTCATGGAAGGGTCCTGCGTGGTAGCCGATAAGGGAAGGCCCGGCCGAAGCCGGGCCGGGTCGCTTAGTTGCCCAAGCCAAGGTTGCCGGGCGATTCGGGCAGCGTCACGGTGAGCGTGCCGAAGGTCTGATTGGCCTGATCGTAGAGCACGTCGCCGGTGAGGTCGATCGTGCCCCAAGTGTTGCCGATGAGGCTGAGCGCCTTCGACGGCGACAGCTTGACGAGCGGGAACTCCGCGGTGTACTGCGGACCGATGTCGTTGCTGCCGACGAACTTGACGGAGCCGAAGATCACCGGGTTGGAGAACACGTCGATCGATTCAGCAACCGGGCTGGCGCCGCCGATCGGCAGGCCGAGCATGGCGAAGCCGACGTTGCGCGCAGTCCACTCTTCCATCTGAATGGTGAGCGAGCCCGCGATCTCGATAACCGCCGTGAAGTCCTTGATGCGGACGCCGGTACGGCTGGAGAAGTGATCGAGTTGCGTCACCTTCGATTCGAACTCGAATTGCGGGACGTTGCCACAATCGACATAGTTGGGCTCGCCGAGCAATTTGATCGAGACGATGCCCTTACCGACGTAGTAGTTGCCGATGTTCGGAGAGAGGAGCGAGCCCTCAATCGGATCGGAGTCAAAGTTGTCAGTGCTCATTCGCTCACAAGCTCCAGTGGAATCCATGGGTAGATGAACGAGAACGAAATGCCCATCTGTCCGTGCATCATGCGATTGCGCGCCAAATCTGTGACGCAGCCTTCGTAGTCAATTCTGCCGTTCGATCCGCAAATCTGCTTCATGATCGGTTCATTCATGACCGCGTTGACAATGGCTTGTCGCGCGATCGTCAAGTCGTCTCCCACGCTCTTGTTCTGAGGCTTACGGTAGTCGAGGACCACGTAAATCTCAGGCTGCATTATGACGAGCCGTGTGCTCATCGGCACCGGAGGTACGCGCCCCATGGGCAGCGGCTGTCCGAAGCCCTTCTCGTCTCCGTCGAGAAGGATAATGCCGGGCAATTTCTCCGCCGACAACTGATCGCGGTTATGCACGAAGTTGCCAGCGGCGATCTTGCCGTTGGATAGCGTGACATCCATGCTGGAGAGCGTTTCCTCCAACGTGGACAAAATCAGCGCCCTTCTGTCTACTCGAACCGTCATCCTCGAACCGTGGATTCGTACAAAACGACAATCCCCGCGGGCTTGTACGGTTTGACCTTCGACGTGAAGGGCAAAATCTCATCGATCGTCGGCGGATTCGTCGGGGGTTGAACGAACGTCACCAACTGATCTACCTCGTAGTCGGGCGGTGTCTCTTGTATCGCTGGCGTGAGCGCCGAAAGGAATACTTGGCGATCAGTAGGCGTATCGAGACTTCCCGGCTTGTCCGAGGGCATGTAATTCGTGATCGCCACGCGACAGGGGCGATCAGGACTTCCATCCCTTCGAAGCACTGCATCCATACCGAAAAACTGAAGGAGTTCGTCTCCGGTGTTTCGCAGATCGAGATAGTCGAAATTATTCTGGGCCATTGTAGGGCTCTGTTTGTTCCACTACTACTGGCAATTACAACATGACTCGGCCGCGGCCGGAATTGAGCAGGCCAGCCTGAGCGAGCATGCGGTCGACGTGCGGGAACGAAGCGAAGAAGCCAAGTCCCAGCTTCGTGTCGTATTCGGTGCGGACGCGGAGCGGTCCGACTTCCTTCATCACGGACGAGACGACGCCGCCGTTGCCGACGATGTTCGGATCGTAGTCCGGCTGGAGGTTGGTGCCGTTCAGCACGCGGATGGCAAGCTCGGCGCACGCGAACTTGAGGGCTCGCGGGATGCCGTTGATGGTGTTTCCGTTGTTGTCGATCGCGCCTTGGCGCGGCCACTCTGTGCTCTGCGTCGACGTGCTCGGCGTGAGCAGGGTAAGATCGTTCAGCGCGTAGGGCGTGAGCCACGGCTGGAGGAACACCGCGTTGGAATCCCAATTCGAATTGCCGAGTTGCTGCACGAGCTTGGTGCCGCGGAACTTGTACTTCTGATCGAGGTAGTCGGTGGCCTGCACGATCGCCGTCTGCATCGCGACGTCGTCGACGCTGGGCAGTGAGATGCCGCGCGACGATGCGTACTTGCGCAGATCGTCCTCGCTGATATAGGCGTTGGCGCCGTCGATACCTGTGACGGTCGACGTCGTGTTCGCCAGCGCGCCGGTAAGCCAATGGATGGTGCCGCTCGCGGGCCAGTCCGAGAGAGCCTGCGTCGTGGTCGAGATCGAGAAGTGCAGGGTGTCGAGAACTTGCGAAACGGTGAAGGGCGCCGTGACGGTGGTCGGCGGGACGGTGCCCGCGGTGCCGTCATCCGGGAAACCGGAATAGGTGCCGGTGTCGCCGGGCTCAATGCCGAGCGAGGGCGACTCCTCTCCCTCGATCGAAAGCTGATATACCGTGCCGGTTTCATCCTGCACGGAGAAGACGAAGTCCATACCGCTCATGGCGACTGTTGGCCTTGCAGGGTTTTACGACGCTTGCGCGCCGAATACATGGCAGCCTGAAAAGCCGCGGCCCTCTGGCGCGGCTTCGGCTTTGACTTGTTGATGGCGGCTTTCGTCGCCATGTCAGCCTGCGATCAGGCCGCGCTGCGGGCGGTTGGTGCCACGGCGACCGCGATCGCCCATGGTAATGTCGATCTGCGAGCGACCGTCGACGCGCTCCAGCTTCAATCGCTGTTGCGCGGCAATGTGCGCCTTGATCGCAGCGTTCGCCGTCATCGGCGGGAATCGGCGATGGAAAGCGATCTTCGCCTCATCGAGCCAACGGGTGCATTTGAACTCGTGCTCGCGGGCTGCGGAAGATGCGGCGCGAGCCGCCTGCAATCGCTCGTTGGCGCGCTCGATCTTATCCAGCATAAGCTGGCGCAAGGTATCCTCGTCCGTCTGCACGCCGAGCAATTCATCGGCTTCGTGGTCGACGCTGGGGCTGCCGTTGCCAGACGTGTTGAACTCGGCCGGATCGTTAGGCTCGCCATCGTTCTGGGTGAGATCGGCGCGAGACCAGCCGGGCTTGGCCGCCTCGATATCCTTGCGCTTCAGGGTCGGGTCTTTGGTGAGCGCTTGGATGACGTCGACGCGCGGCAAGCCATCATCGGTCCAATGGCCGTCGTTGCCGCTATCGAGCGTCTGGAGCGCGGCGATGATCTGTTCCGGAGTGGTATTCGACATGGTGTCCTCTTAGGGGTTAAAGGAAAAAGGCGGACGTCGACATTACTCGACGCCCGCCCTGCTCAGGACCCGAAACGCTTGTCCCAGAAGTCCCCTCTCCTCTTGAACTAACGCGGCTCCCGAGCAAAGCCGTATCTTATGGAAGCTGAGAGATATTGGTCGCGGCCTTGACGCGTTCGGCGCCGTATTT